CAGCCCATTTAATAATTTATTCAAATTCTTTCTGTATATTCTTAATAGTTTTAATTGCGTTTTCTTCGTCCATTCCGGACACAATTAAGTCTTTCACATAAGACACATACATTGTAGTTTTTTTATCAACTTCAACTTTAACTTTTTGAACGGGAACTCCAGCTATTTGCTGATTTCCGGAAGCCAAACCCTCGCAGCCACGAATGTTCTTAAATCCTTTGTCCTCGTCTATTGCTATGTTACAGATAACTCTTTGTCCGATAACTTTTTTTAAGTCCGCAATAAGTTCTTTCTCAAAACAAGACATCCAGCCCTCGCTGGTTTTGAAACGGGTATATTCTCGACCGGTTTTAGCGGTTTTGTCTTCAAATTCAATTAGTTCTACTTCAATTTTTTTATTCATTTGCTCGCACGACCTCCTTTATATTTATTCTCTCATAATCCTCTCGATTACAAGAATAAATATTACAAGAGAGTTGAATGCTCCCCAAACAATTAGGCCGTCCGTTGTCATCTCCAGCTCCCTCCATAAAACAACATTTCAAAATATTCTTCCCAAGTTAAAATAGTTTTGAGTTTATTTTCTCTTTTTAATTTGTCTGTTCTAAGTTTTCTCCTAAATGCTTCATCACACTTAAAAACTATTTGTTTTTTCATACTCTATTAAGGATATATATGTATTTAAATGTTTCGATAGTCTTGAAGTTGGTAAGTTTAGCAATAAACTTATCTGTCTCCTCTTGATTACTTCCTCGACGATAGATTATAACTTTTTCTCTTGCTTTTTCATTTATTTTCTCGGCGAGTTTATCTTGCTCGTCCGTGCCTTTAAGAAAATAATATATTATATTGTAGATTGAGAAGTCAATTTTATCGAAGTGTCCGTTGGTAACCCAGCGTTTGAACTTCGTTGTCTCATAAAATTCTTTATCAATCTCTACGCCACGCACGGTGGCGGAGTTCTTCCAAGCTAATTCCAACACCGAGCCGTTACCGGAGCCAACATCTAAAAATAGGGAATTAGGGCAGAATTTGCGAAAACACTCCTTTAAATCATTTAAATCAGACGGCACATAAATTCCTTTATCAGTCATCATAGTAGTATTCTAATTTTACAATAACTTTGCTTAAGGTTAAACTCCCGCTTACTCCGTCAGCTTCTAAACAAACGGAAATAGTATCTCCAGCAGAAAAGGTGTCTGTTCCTCTTGCTTGTGTTTTAAAATCTGTTTTGTTGTTAGAAGTAATAGTATTGGAGACATTTTCTTCCCAAACAGCAGTCCCGTTTTTTTTAACTCTTAATATTAAATTAGAAATCTTACCCGTCGCTCCCGTTAAGTCAAAGTTAATACTCATACCGACAATAGAGCCGTCTCTTATCATAGTTATCCCTTTTAAATCAGTCATTATAACAGTGTCAGCAATTTGTAGAAACTTCTCAACTCCAGCAGAACAAACTAAATTCCTATTATGGCCCATTATAATACTTTCTTTAGTTCCTTTAACTTCTCCGCTAAAAGTATTTTCCCCCGTCCAAGTGTTATCAGTAGAAAAACCAAAAGAAAGAGTATCAGAAATTAATTGTATTGGAGGAATAACCGAGAGTTTCGATTGAAACGCTGCCTTTGTCTGTGCGTGGTGTTTTACCCCCGAGTAGTTTGGGAGGACGAGGGGATCTTTCCCAAACATACCTATAGGGGTAACTTTATTATTGACTTTCTTAGGCAGAAATTTATTAGTGAGTTTTTTATTAACCATTTACTCCTCCTCTAATATTCCCGTGCCTGTTTGTTTTGTACTTCCGGCGACTAGTCCCTCCGTTGCCGGGTATCTTTTAGCAATATATCTTGTCCCAATTCCCCCAGCTCCCTCTTGTACTGTTCCCGAAGTTGTGGGAGCGGCAGTTGGGTCAGGGTCGGGAGGAGTAGTAAATGGATAACTTAATCCGTTTCCGGAGTTATATAATTCTGAGATTTCTTCTTCGGTTAGTTCCCTATCCCAAATACCTACTTCATCTAAGTCTCCCGAGAAAAAGAAATCTGCTACCCTCGGGCCAGCTCCAAAAACTAATCCTATGTTGGAGCCGGTATATAGTGCGTCGGCATTTACTAGCGAGCATTCTTCAACATTATTTAAATAAGCTGTAAATCCAGCACTATTTGAGACTATAACTACATGATACCATGTGTCCGTTGAGAGAGCCGTGCTGCCCGTAGCTAAATTACCTCCGCTATCGCGATCTTGTCTAATCATGAGGTTCCCATTATAATCTCTTATAGAAAACCTTTCACGTCCGGAGGTTCCAACTCCCTGAGAAATAGCTTTTGACGCATTATTAACATCAGTTTTAAACCATATAGATACCGAAAAGGGATTTGAAGTTAAGGGGTGGGTAGTTAAAACATAGTCGCTACTTCCGTTAAAACTAAAAGCTTCTTCAATCTTTCCGCTAACTCCTCGCGTTGCTCCGTAATTTGTTCCGTTATAGTTTTCGGTACTATCGACGACATCTCCCGTTGCTTCGTCCAACTTATAGTAGGAGACAATATTATCAGTTAAAGCCATAACATATTAAGAAAATCAATGTTTAAATAGTTACTTATCACAAAGCAAAGTCATATAATCGTAATAAAAGCGAGTACCGACCGAAGTTAAGGACACAGCTTATTTTTTCTTTTCCTTCTTTTCTTTCTTTGGAATTTCTTTAAAGTTAGGATAAACTTTAAGAATTGCTTTAGCTGCTTCATCATTTCCATTATTTAATAATCTATTATATAATTCTTTTTGACTTTGTTCGCCCATTTTAACTCTTTGTGTCAGAAATTAAGACGATAGCTTTAGGATCTGTATTATAAGCGACAGCGTGGGAATAAACTCTTACTCTTGTTCCTATTCCGGCTTCATCTACAGTCTTAGCAGTAACCTGAGTTACTTCTCTTAAAGTTGTAGCTCTCTTAGGGACAACAACTAAAGCGTAGTCAGTAGTAACATTATTTGAAACTTTAACATTTAATCCTAGAATTTGTAATACAACTCCGCTTTTAATCTTCTCACTTGAAAATCCGGGTATGCTTGAGCCTTTTCCACTAATTAACCAATTCACAATACTTGTATAGTCATAAGGATTTACATATAAACTTGCTCCCTCAGGGTTATAGTTTTGCGACCAAATCAATCTCTTAGCATTCATCAAATCAGCAACAATATCGGCAGCGTAAGAAGCTGCGTCCCATTGATCTCCTCCTACAGCAGTTGTAGCAAATGTTTGTATATTACTCGGGCTTTGACTTTCAGACATAACGTCCCAAATGTGAGCATCCACATCTCTTGTAATTACTCTTGTTAAATCTCTTACTGTAGTTGCTAATACATCTAACTCAGCTCCCTTAACATCTTCAAGAGCGATAAATCCCTCAACAAAGAATTTCTTTACATAGGAGGTATTTCTCGTCCAACTAACTTCTAAGTTTTGAGGTAGTGCTAATCGAGCAACATTACTTGTCGCACTTGGAGCAGTTGCGGACAATGTTCCAGCAGTCTTTTGGAACCACCTAATACTATCTCCGTTCATACTTGCTACAGTACAATCACTCCTAAAAACATAACTTTCTTCAGCAAAACCTTTCGCCAGACGGTCTATATCAAGACCTCTAATATCAGCCATTCCTGTTGTATCAGCCATATTACGCCACCATTAAGTCGAACTCTATTGTTTCTTGCGTTGTTGCGCCGACTGTCTCAAGACTTCGGCCCATGTGTTCGGCAAAATCAGCAGCAGTTGTAACATCAGCCGCGTCAACAAGATTAGCTCCACCCAATTTAATTTTATGTCCAGCAGCTATAGCCGCTGGGCTTGCTACAGTTGTAACTCTAAATCTTCCGTCCACAAATACAGGAATTTCAGTTCTTCCGTCGTTTGCGATTTTTTCTTCTGCTGCAATTCCAGCACAAATATCTCCGTCCGCAGAACTCGCAGCGACAGTTCTTGGATCAGTTAATTTAACTATTGTACCCTTTTCAATTCCCGTACCGTCGGCACAGGTAAACATTTGCGGGTGATTTTTTCTTCCTACTAATACTGCTTCGTTAGCCATGCTATAATAGAATAATTAAACTATATAAATGTTTTGGTTTTGATTGAAACCTTTAAGCGTTGTTATCTTTCTCTTGCTTTATCTTTTTCTTAGCTAATTCAATGATAGCAGTTAAGAATTTAACTTGTTTCTCAACTCCCTCAAGCTGTGTTGTAGTATCTTTCTTAACTTCAATCCAAAAGGCTTCCTCTTTTGTAGCAACAACTAATCCTAAATCTTCTTTCTTACTCATTTAATCCCCCAGATATAACCTTTTCAGCATACTCTCTATCTGTTTCTTCTTGTTTTTCTTCTTCTGTATTTAAAACACTTTTTCCTCCTAATGCTTTTTCTGCTAAAAGTTTCTCCTCTCTATCTAAAAGTTTTTTTCTTTCTTCGTTTGCTTTATTTAATTCTCCGGCTGCTTTCTTTGCTTCTTCAATCATAGGATTTGTATTTGTTTCCGTTGATTTAGTTTCTTCTTTAACATCTTCTACTTCTTCAGTCGCTTCTGTTGTTTTTTCTTCTTCAGTCATTTCTCTATCCCTCCTTTATGTAAATATTAAAGTTGATGTTCCTTTCCGGTTTTTAATCTTTGACGTTTGTAGGCCATAATGTTTCGCAAGTTCAGCAAATATATATCCTAAGAAAAACACGATAATGGGTTTTAATATTCTATAGTTTAAATCTCCTGTCGCATAAACCGAGACAAAATAAAGTCCAGCTAAAATAAAACCATTTCTAAAAACCTTTAACATAAATTCTAACTCTTTATTCATTTGTTTTCCTTTATCGTCGCTGTAGTCTCATTTTTATCAATATTTACAGCTCCGTCTTTTTTATTATCCTTTATCAAATCGTTTTCTATACTTGCTGGAAATTCATAATCAACTTCTATATTTAATTGAGATTTCAAATTTTCTTCTATAAAGAGTTGGTTTTTTTCTATTGTCTGTTGAAATGCTAAGTATAGAATTTTCGCAGAAGCTTCTGTTGTTTCTTTTGCGCTTCCCAAAATAACGTCAGGAATATTTGTTGCTTGAAAGAAATATTGTGTTAAGTTTTCAATCCATGGGAGTGGATCTAAAGTGGAGTACTGTGGTACGCTTACTCTTTCTGCTTCTGCTGCTCCTTTTGGAATATAAATATTTTCAGAATTAGCAACGGTTTTATCTGCCTTTGCTTTAAACGCGGATATTTTTGTTTCGTCGTCTGTATCTAAAGCCCATACCCATAAAGGTTTCACGTAACGGTGGAAAACTGTTTTCATGTCGGTCATAGCTTCGTTTCTCATTAAAATAATATCTTCAACTTTTTCTATAGTAGAAGTCCCGTGTATTTCATTAGCAATTCTGTTCCACGCAAGATGAAATATCTCTTTAGGCTCAAATCTTATAACCGATTTTCCAAATCCGGTTGATTGTTCGTATCTTAATAACATTCCTCTCTCGTCTGTTATTATCTTAATTTCTGCAGGGTTTAATGGTTTGAGGTTAATCAATCTCCCTTTCTTATCTTTTACAATTTCGCTAAAAGCGTCTCCTCCAATTTGATAAGTCCTTACCATGTTTTCTATAATTGTGTTAAAAGTATCTTTCCCCCAGCCTTTAATCTTTTTCAATACTGCTTCTGTTTTTTTATCCGCAGTATATCCTTTCCCAACTGCCCAAAACGCTTTGGTATCAATCGCGCTTCCGAGTTCTGAGATATTTTTATAATATCCCATGTATTGAGTAAATTTGGTATTTGAGTAACTAAACTCTTTCTGTCCGGTTGGGCTATCTATTGAGTAAGTATCGACTGAGTAATCACTAACATTACTTTTCATAGCTCCTACTTCAGCTTGTCCTATGTCTAATTCTCCCATTTTATATATCTTGTTTTATCGATTTCCCTTTACCGATAATCATAATATCCATTTCTCCAATATTAAATTTAAAATCTCCTGCTGTTCCGTTGGGTAGATAACCAACAATTTTTATCGTGTGGTTTCCGGAAGATAGCTCAGCTATATGGTTTGTTGATATTGTTTGGTTGTTTGTAGAAGATGTTACAACATCTCCGCCTCCGCTATCGTCGAGAAAGTTTGTTGCCCACCTTTCACTTACCGCAATTTCTGACCCGTCTATATCTATTTTTAAATACATGGCGAAGTTTGAGGCATTTGTAGCAGTATTAAACATTCCAGAAAAACTTATTTGAACGAAACTATCATTTTCTAATTCAAAAGTCGCAGTTATTCCTGTTAGATCTACTCCGTCAGAAGTTATACTTTGTGGCGAGCCTAAATTCGAGCTTTTAATAGCAGTTCCTTTAAAATTTAAAGGCTCCTCTCTCCTAAATTCAATAGGCATTTTCCATTTACCTAAAGAGGTTTTTATTACTTTAAAAAAGTCGTCTTGTAAATTCATTTTAAGCATTTTTCATAAACTCCTGAGGGTTTTTGTCTTTGAGTATAGATAATCCTCTCATGGCTCCAAAATTTAAAACATCTAACATAGTTTCAGCTTCAACTCTACTTGTAAATCCGCTCATATCAAATTGTATAACATACATAGCTGCTAAGTTACTTGCTATCTCTTTTAATATTCCTTTAACATCTGCGTTTAATCCGGAATAAGCGTCAGACCAATTATAAGTCGTTGCTACATTGATAAAACTTTCTGCTTGGGTCATAAAGTCATTTATATAAGCTTCAACATTTGAAGTTCCTGAAGCGTTAGCTCCCGCTTTTCTTTGAACTTCGACAGTTGTCGCAAATATTCCTGTATCAGCCATACTTTTCCTAAGAAATCCATATATTTAAACTTTTGTCTTTTGTTCCCCATGCCGCTCTTATCAATCCCTCGCAAATGTGAGTATATTTCCCAAAGAGCTTTATATTTCCGTCGTCGGTATATTCATATTGTACGCTCTTTAGGCTTTGAAATACTTCTGCGTCGTCTAATAGTGCGAGTTCTCCCCTCTCCATAAGTCTTAACAAATTATTATATAAATCCTCTTTTAGTAGTTTCTTTTTTCTCTTTTCGTCTTTGTCTAATGCTCTTGCTGCGTTATTTATCGCAACAACTTTTCTCCGAGTTTCGTCAATTTCCAATAAAGGATCAAACACTCCGCTCCCAACTCCTCCGTCGTCTATGAAGATTTGTTTAAAGTTATATTCTCTCTCCAGCTCAACGATTTTTCTCGTTGTCGCAGTTAATAGAGTTTTAGTAGTTATTAAATTCTCAACATGACGTATCCGTTTAGGAATTGTTGCGTCAATTATTTCAAATGTACTTTCGTCAGTTCCCATTCTCGCAACATCAACTCCGAGATAATATTTCGCTTTCTCAATTCTTTCGGGTCTCTTGAGTTTCATACATCTTTTAATTAACTCAGTAGGAAAGAATTGTCTCAGTTCGTCAATAAACTCTCCCAAATACTCTTGGGCATATTGGAGTTTAGTCATTCTTCTCTTTTCTTCAGCTAAAAACTCGTCATTTCTTCTCGGACATTCCTCGCTCGAGACATGAAATTGTTTAAAAGTTTTATCTTCAAATGAGCGATAGAAATACCCCTCTCTCCCAAAAGGAGTTGATAATAAAACAATATTCCCTTTAGTTATAGCCAGCATTGGAGTTACAGCTACCCAAACATCTTCAGGAATAAACGCGGCTTCGTCAGCAATTAGTAAGTCAATAGTAAATCCTCTAATTCCCGTTCCACTTAATCCGGTTGGGAGACTATGTATAATAGAGCCATTTCTAAGTTGAAGTTTAGATTTAGTGGGCCTATCTCTCCCTCTTTTAATTGCTTGGGGTTTAACTTCTTGGATATATGCTAAAATCTTCTCAAATAATAAATGAGCTTGTCTCTCAACACTTGCTATAACCATTACTTGCTTTTTTGGGTGTTTTAAAGCATACTCTCCCGCTTTAATCGCAATAGCGGTACTTTTCCCAGCTTGACGGCCACTTCTAACAGTTACATTTCCCTCGTAAG